CGTAGATTAAATGATGAAAAACGCAGAGCAGCTAAAAATGGCTGTGAAAACAAGTTGACTAAGTCCGAATGGTTGGAAATATTATCTAAACACGAATACAAATGTGCTAAATGTGGAACACAAGAGAGGATAAGTCTTGACCACATTATTCCATTATCAAAAGGCGGAACACACTCAGCCGATAATGTTCAACCATTATGTATCTCATGTAACTGTAAAAAGTATAATAAAATAGAGGTTGTGGCTCAATCCGCAGTTTCCGTCTCGCGGTAGACATAACAGCACGGTGGCTCCATGCCGCTGGTTCAGAAGGTAGGATGGCCTCTGCCGATGGTTGAGAAAAAACAAAATCTCCAGCCTCTTTGGATAGATAGCGGGATTGTTTCCCCACCGGTATTTTTTAGAGGATGTATGGTGTAAATCAAAATAAATATGATCTAGGTGAGCATCCTGTGGTTCTTTATGACAGGAGATGAGAGTTAGAATCTCTCTACATTCTTTAAGTCTACTGCTGTGTCCCTGAGTTTACTCAAATATCAGTAAAGGGGTGCGGAAGTTGGTCAGAAACGGCCAGAGGACAATGGAACCGAGCAGCGGTAGACTTTAAATAAGCTTGTCGCAGGGCTCTCTTGGTGTAATGGTAGCATAAGACCTCTGTACAGTTTTGGTAGTAGTTCGAGTCTACTAGGGAGCTTTAACACTAAAATAATTCTAAAGGAGAATATTTTGAGACTAAACAAAGTAAAGATTTTAGGTAAAACATATAAAATTACTTATCATCCCACTATGGAATCTGTAAATACTACTAATAAAGAGCCCTTATTTGGTGAATTTAAATTTGCTGATGAATCTATTAGAATTTTTAATAAATTAAAGGAGTTTGATAGATTACAGGTTCTTTTGCATGAGATTACACACGGAATCAGTACTACTTTAGAATTAAACTTGGATGAACATCAAGTAGATATGATAGCATTAGGATTTGCTAATGTCCTCATTGATAACAAACTAATTGATCTTGGTAAATAAATGGAAAACTTAGCAGAGTTTTATTTTGAAAAACTTCCATTAGATTCAAATCCTGGTTTACTTTTGGCAAAGTTTTTTTGCCAGAGCACGAATACTACACTATCTAAATCAGAGATTATTATGTTTAATCGTCTGATTAAACTATATGGAAGAACTATTCCTTATTTTGCGATACTAGATGTGAATAGTATGAATGATGTAAATTTAGATAATCCATTTGGAATACTTTCTTATTTCTGCAAGAAACGTATAGAACAGAAAAACCCAGAAGTTTATAATGGTGCATATAATAATCTAGATAAGAACATAGAAAAACTTGGGGAACAGATAGCCGCCCAAGAAGGAAGAAAGCCACTAAAAGTAAAGGAATTAGATTAATGGCAAATGAACCTTTCGCTAGTGATTCAGAGATTGCCGTTCTATCAATTATTGGTAAAAATCCAGAATATATTTTCAATATAGATGGTCTAAAACCATTTATGTTTTCTTCATCCATTCATCAAAACATTCTTACTAATATGGTAGAACTAAGTAGTAAGAACTTGTTGCCAGATTTTAGTCTTTTATACAGTTCTTTAGAATCTAATGGAAAACTCCCTCTTTGTGGAGGAAAAGAATATATCGAATATCTGTCTTCACAAACATATAATAAAGAGAACTTTACAGAACACCTAAGAATTGTAAAAAATAATTATAAGATTCGTTCTTTTGTCAGTCTATCTAGTGGAATATCTCTTGATGGTTTAACTATAGACAATGTAGATGCTAATATTTTAGCAGTGCAGAACTCTCTAGAAAATCTTGAGAGTTCAGTAGGTGGAGAAGGTACTTATCAAATAGGTAGTTTACTAGGAGATGCCTATAAAGAAATTGTTACTAGAATTGAGAAACCAGGAATTAGAGGAGTTTCGTTTGGTTCTAAGAAGGTAGATTTAATTACTGGTGGGTTGTGTGCAGGAGACTTGTGGTATATAGCGGGTCGTCCGGGAATGGCAAAAACAGGCCTAGCACTAAATATTATTTTAGAGAATGCTGAGAATAATGTACCAACACTTCTATTCTCCAAAGAAATGTCTAAGCAGCCGCTTATTGAGAGAATGTTAGCAATAAAAACAGGGCTTCCAATCTTCAACATTAGAATGGGATTACTGAAACAACCAGAACTAGATATTCTATACGAGGCAACCAAAGAACTAAAAGAACAACCAATTCATATAGATTTGAGTTTCTCTTCAAACATAGACCAGATGGAAGCAGTAATTAGAAAGTATAAATCTATTCATGATATAAAAGTTGCTTATATTGATTATATTCAGCTAATGGTAGAAAGAGACACCAATCAAACACAAGAATTGGGTAGGGTTTCTCGTAAACTAAAGTTGATGGCAAATACCTTAGACATGACAATAGTATCTATGTCTCAATTAAATCGAGAAGTGGAACACAGAGACAATAAACGTCCCGTAATGTCCGATATTAGACAGTGTGGCAACTTGGAAGAAGATGCAGACTTCGTAGTAGGGCTTTATCGAGATGAATATTATAATAAAGATTCTAAGGATAAAGGTAAGCTAGAGTTTATCATTCTTAAACAAAGAAATGGCCCTACTGGAACTACTATACTAAAGTTTAATCAAGAAAATAATCAGATTCGTGACGAATAGAGGAAGGAAAAATGGTATTTAAGGCTAAGCAAAAGGGCAGTACCTTTGAACGAGATGCAGTAGAATTACTAGATAAGGCAATAAAAGGTTCTAAGTTTCGTAGAATTCCCGGAAGCGGCGCATTGGGAACTACTATGGCCGAGTCGTTACTTACGGGAGATTTATCAGGCAAGATAGATTTGTTTCCTAAAACACTAAAGGGAGAAGCAAAGTGTGGCTATAATTCCTCTTCTGTAGTAGGAGTAAAACAGTTTACACTTAAAAAGGAGTGGATGGATAAGATTATAGAAGAAGCAAATAATAACTATTCCCTACCATTTTTAATTGGTAAATTTTCAGGAGCAAGGTCTGGTGTGAAGGAGTTTATAGTTTTAGACGTGGAAACCTTTGCCACCCTAATTAATTTATATACAGAATTGATGGCATCCCTAGAATAAGAAACAATGACTAAATCTACTTGGAAAACCCTATCTAAATTATATAAACAGGAGTTTGGTGTTCCCGAAACTGTATTATCTGTAATGTGTACTAGAGCAGTACTAACTCTATGTGTTTCAGGAATGTCAAATAAATCTATTGCAGAATTTCTAGAAGTAGATAGAAAAATTGTAGATGAATATATAAGCATTGCTTTTGGATTTAGCGGGTGGGAAAAAGATTTAGATTATAGTCCACTATATAGATATAAAACTACTGGAATATACGAGGGAACTATAGAGTATGATTTGTGTAAAAAATATATAGAAATATATTCTAAAATAGAACCATATTACAAGTAAAGGATAATAAATGGAAACTACAGCGAGTAAATTTCTAAGTCAATTGCCAGATTTTGAAATTCTTTTTGAATTAGTAAATAGAGCAGCAGAAATATCATCTACAAAATTGTTTTTAGAAAATGAAATCAAGCAAAAAGAAGCAGAAACAGTTCTTAAAGTAACCACAGAAGAAAAGTATTTTATGGGTGGAAAACCACCCTCCATGTCATTTGTAGAAAATACTTATAAGTTCTTAGGAACAGAAGGAGAATTACTCCCTCTTAGACATCAGTTAGCAGAAGTTATTTCATCTCTTGAGAAACTTCGTGGAACACTAGATATTTATAAAGAAATGTTGGGAACTTGGCAAACACTTTCTGCTAATGAGAGGCGGATTTCTTTGTGAGTATATATCTATCTGCAACAGCAATTAAAGACTATATTCAGTGTCCCAAGAGAATTTTCTACCGAACTAATTTTCCAGAACTAGCAGAATCAAATCCAGACATGGATGCGGGTACAATAGTTCATGAGACGTTGGAAAAATTTTGGACAAACAAAGACGCTGCTATTGCTTATTGTAAGAAAAGATCTGATGAAGTTGTTTTAGAGGAACACTTTGTAGAAAAAGCCCTGGAATCAGTTAGCAATTTCTTTTCTTGTGGTGTCAAGGATATGCTTGGAAAGGGAGATTTAATAGAACACAAGTTTAAAATAACCCTAGATGATAATAGTTTTCTAGTAGGAAAGATTGATAGAATTACAGGTAATGGTACTATTATAGATTGGAAAACATCTACTAGAACTCCAAAAAATATAGATAAAGATCCACAATTTCTAACTTATTTTTGGGCATATAAAAGCATGTTTCATAAACCACCTACATCTGTTCTTTATGTATCTCTTCTTGAGAATAAGATTATACGATTAAATTTTAGCCCAGATATTTATTACCAATTATTTCATAATGTAGTTCCTAGTATGCTTATTAAAATAAAGAAAAATGATCTTCCTCCACTTGGACTTTTCAATAGTTCGTGCTTTGGATGTAAGTTTAAGAAGGTTTGTGCTAAAGATATGGAAAATGAGTTAGGAGTGTAAAAATGTCGTGGAGGATAGAGACCCTAATAATCAATAGACTTTCTCTAAAGGAAGAACACGATTTAGAATCAGATGATTATAATAATCTTCTAATTATAGAGAAGAAAGCAAAAGAACTTTATGAACTTAGAATACTGTCTACTTTGGAAGCAAAGATACTCAATTCTTTTTCAAATGGTTCAACACTAATAGACATAAGTAAAGAAATTCCGCTATCAAAGGAGACTATTATTTTATTCTTTAGACGAGCGTGTGAAAAAATAGCTTTTTGCTTAGGAGGAGAGTTTACAGATTTTGGTACAGTAGATGATTTAGTAGATAAGTATAGTCTTACAGAAGAACAAACAAACAACCTAATAACCTATATGAATTCGGAATATAAACACAAGTTATCGAGGATAAAAAACAAATAAATGGGTATATTCAATAAAACACCAGAACTTCGTTGTGTTCATAGAAAGACCGCGAGACAACACCCCAACTGTCATAGAAATAATAATATGGTAAAGTTACCAAAAGTATTGCTTCTAGACATAGAAACATTGCCAATGCAGGTGTTTGTTTGGGGACTATACAAGCAACGAATTTCTCCAGATAACGTAGTAAAAGACTGGAGCATAGTTTCTTGGTCTGCAAAATGGTTGTTTAGCTCAGAAAGCATGTCTAGCGTTGTTACTTCACGAGAAGCATTAGAAAATAATGATAGACGAATTATTGAAGATGTGTGGAAACTTATGAATAGCGCGGATATAATAATTGGGCATAATTCAAATTCTTTTGATATTAAAAAATTAAATACCAGATTTCTGCTTCATGGACTTCCCCCGCCAATGTATTATCAAACAATAGATACACTATCCGTTCTTAGAAATAAGTTCAAGATTTCTTCTAACTCTTTGGATTATGTGACAAAATTTCTTGGGATTGGGGAAAAAGTTCATACTACGTTTGAGTTATGGAAACGCTGTGTAGTAGGAGATAAAGAAGCACTTCAAGAAATGGTAACGTATAACCAAGGAGATGTTTCTTTACTAGAGGAGGTCTATGTAAAAATTCGTCCTTGGATTACCGGTCACCCAAACATAGGAATTTATGTAGATACAAACGAATCAGTTTGTCCTAATTGTGGAAGTAGCGAACTATCTTGGGGTGGGGAATATGTTACTCAGTGTGGAAAATACAATGCTTTCCGCTGTAAATGTGGAGCAATCGGAAGAAGCAGGATAAATGAGTTATCAAAAGAAAAAGCAAGTGCTTTGGTGAGGAGTTAGAATGATGATCTATTCAAATGTTTATTTTGATACTAAGGTGGATGCTAATTTTGTAGATAAGAAGTGGCATATTACCTATAATCTTACTCAAGGTAGAGTTAATCAGACAGGAATAAAGAACGAACGTTCACTTACTTTTAAAATAGAGTCTGGTTTAAGTTATGATAGTGCTTACAGAGACATTATGGTTACTGCCATGAAAGAACTTTCCCAATATAGTTTTGATTTATTTAAAATTCCTGATAATGCCTTTATTACCCTAAAAGAAAGGATTGAGGATGGCACAACTAAAGATAACAAGATTACCAAAAACTAATACCCTCATTGTAAAACAAGAGGGTGGTAATGATTTCTTTGTTGGTTCCAGAAATTGTCTAGTAATTAATATTCCTAGTTATATATTTATTTTACAATTTCTAGTACAAAATAATTTAGTTCCTCATCAAGTTTTGGAAGGAATTTTAGAGGATTATCATACAGGAGGTTCTAATCTAGATGTATAACAAAACTTTGGTCATTCTTCTGTCTGGTAAAGCAGGAATGGGAAAAACCCTTGCAGCAAAGATATTAAAAGATTGTTTTATTTCCAAGAATTTAAATGTAATTAATAGTTCTTTTGCTACAGGAGCTAAAGAAATTGCATATAAATATATTGGATGGGATGGAATTAAAGATGAAAAAGGCAGAAAACTTCTACAGATATTGGGCACAGATGTTGGTAGAAAATATAATCCAGATTGTTGGGTGGAGTATTTGCTAAGAACCCTTGAGAACACATCAAACTTTCCATACGATGTTGTTATTATAGATGACTGGAGATTTCCCAATGAGTTTGAATATTTTAAAGATGAACCATTATATAATGTAGTAAAAGTAAAAATATTATCAAGGGAAATAAAAACATATCTTAATCATGATTGTGGAAACCACATATCAGAAAACTCACTTCCCGAAGATAAATCTTATTATAATTATACAGTTTTTAATGATTTTATTGAGTCTAACTTTTTAGAAAAATTAGCTGGTTTATGCGATAAGTTAGACTCCCTACAAAGTAAATTTTAAGGAGAAAAATGAAACCTAATTTGTTCCGCAGTCGTAAGTTTTGGATCGCTGTTTCTGATGCAATATTTTCTATTGTAACAATGTTACTTACCTTCCTTTTATCAGATCAGACAGAAATTCGTGTTTTGGTTTTAGGTGTTCTTGCTACCCTGCAACCAATTTTTATTGCGGTAATTAATGGTATTGCTACAGAAGATGCTGCTAAGATTACCGCAGGCAGTTCTTAAGTATTTATAATATAGGGAGCTAAAATCTCCCTATATTAATGCAATAAAATATTTAAAAGGAAAATAAATGTTAAAAAACATAGTATTAGTAATGCTAACATTGTCTTTAATCTTAGTCCAAGGAATTGCAGTACAGGTACAAAGTATTGAAGAAAGCATACCTGATATTACTACTATCATTTCAACCCCAATTCCAGTTCAATCTACAGTTATTCCTATAGTACCAACCGAAACACCAGCAGTTATTGAGGTTCCTACAGCAGTTGTTACTGAAATCTCGGTTGTAGAAAAAATAGATAATATTCCAACCCCTATATTTTACCGCTGTGTCACTAGTGAAACCAAGTCGTGCATTGATATGACAACTCCTGTACTAGACGCAATATCACAAACTTTATTCATGGAGGCCGGAGCCATCTCTCCGCAGGCAATTGCCGATACGATACAACTACTCGACAATGCGATGAGAAATGCTTGGGATTGCTGGCAATGGAAATATTGTTCTGCTGAATGGAGTGCACTAAATCCTACCCATATCGGTTATGATGAAACAACACGAGACATTCGAGAACGTTTAGTACTGTATTTGCTATCCCGGCCTTACACTGCCGGTAGTCAGACATATCCGGCATGGAATGGATGGGATGTACCATTCCCATATATTTCAATCTTGGGATTGCCATATCAAAGAAGTTTATATCTTTCTATCTATGACGCTGTGAATACATGGTTAGAGACACCAGACGTTCTACAAGTGTCTTGGGGCCAACGTATTTTTTGGCCCGCATCTACCCTAATTACAAATCAAGGCATCATGTATGATTATGCAAGCGTAGGTTTTGGAGAGGACGGACGTGTTCAGAAACTTGAGACCGAAGCAAAATATATTTATCGCTATACCTTGGAAGATGGACGCACGATCAATATGTACTATTCTACATTTGGTTATGTTCCGTAAAAGAATAGTTTATGGGTGTGTTTCTTGATACATAAGTGTTTGGTTTGCAACGGCTGTCTCACACCAACTTGGATTGCAGAGCGCAAAAGAGTGTTCTGGTGTTTTCTCTGTAGAAAATACTATGATATTATTGCTGGAAAATTAGTAAAAATAAATAAGGAAGAACTAGAAAAGGAGCTTTTAGGTGAACGTTAGACAAGGATTTGAACTGGATGATATACTTCTTATTCCACAGCCATCGTCAATAAATTCCAGAAGTGAAGTAGATTTATCTACAGATTTGGGCAATGGTTTTATACTAAAACTACCTATTATTTCTGCACCAATGTCTGGAATTGTCGGTGTGGAGTTAATTAGAGAATTGGGAAGGCTTGGAGGACTTGGGATTCTTCATAGATTTTATAATGATGTTATTGAACGAGAAAAGGATGTATCTTTCTTAGAAAAATCTGCAATTAATTTTGGTGTGGCAATAGGATTAGGTGACAATTATTATAGACATGCATTAAGTTATGGAGCAAACATACTTTTGATCGATGTTGCAAATGGATACCTTGATTCCGTAGTAGAGTTTACAGAAAATGTTGCTGGTTATATTAAACAAAGTGGGTATAATTGCCTAGTTATGGCGGGAAATGTTGCTACTTTTGATGGAGCGAAGAGACTATATGATGCAGGAGCTACTTTAATCAGAGTTGGCATTGGGTCAGGACAACTCTGTGTTACGAGACAAAATACTGGCTCAGGCGTTTCTCAAGCTACTGCCATTCAGGATTGCAGTCATTATCTTAATGATATTGATATTTACGAGATGGGCAGCGAGCACAGAATCAACCCTAAAACCCCTTGGTATACTATAGCAGACGGAGGAATAAAAACATCTGGGGACGGAACAAAAGCACTAGCACTTGGAGCAGACTTCTTAATGATTGGGTCATTATTTGCAAATGCTTATGAATCTGATCACGATGGAAAAATTCAAGGACAAGCATCTAGAGAACATCAAGAACAGTTCTACGGAGAAGTTAGGAAAAGTGTGGAGGGTGTTCAACAAGAAGCAACTAAGAAAATGTCTTTGGAGGAGTTAATTACAGAATTTTGCTGGAACATGAGAAGTGGTTTTGTATATAGCAATTCAACATCTATAAGTGATTTGCATAAAAATGCCAAGTTTATTTTGTGCGGCACGGAGAGTATTATACAAAAATGAATTTTAATACTTTTATTCAAATTCTAAGAGAAGAAGTAAATAGTGATGAAATTTCTCATGCCTTTGTTAAGAATATTAAAAACAAAGATCTGAGTTTTGCAGAGTGGTTTAGACTATATTCTTCTTGGAATGAATTTAATACCGAAGTAGATAATAAATTTTATCCCGAAAAAGGTAATCATGTCTAGTATACATAAGTCTTTAGGAAGAGACAGAAAAATCTTAAAACGAAGTAGAGGGCCAATTATAGATAGCCGTAGTGTATTTCTTATAGAAGAACTTCAACGAAAAAGAGCAGAGAAAGCAAAGAGAAAGATAGAAAGACAACTTCATAAAGAAGTCGAGGAGAAAGAAGATGATTAGGAAAGTTACTGGAGGATATGTATTAGTATCTAAAACTACCGGACGTAGATTATCTAAGGTTACAAAATCTAAGGAAACACTAAAGAAACGTGAACGCCAAATTCTTTTTTACAAAAACGATTCTAAATATATGAAAGATCGTGGTAGGCATATCCCCAAAAGAAAGAAGAAATAAATGGATTCTTTGATAGAAAAGGTAGTTTCTCTGGACTTTAAAATAAAGGGTGGGGGACAGCGTTGGCGAAGTACTGAACAGCACTCAAGTCTTGTATTAGATTTGCAAGAAAATACTTTTTTTTGGAACTCACGAGGAATTTCCGGCAGGCCCATAGATTATCTTACCAAAGTAAAGGGATTATCTAGAAAACAAGCAGAAGAACTAATAAATGACTTATCTGGAATTAGTTCTGTATCTAAACCTCATAAGGGAGAAATTTCTACACCCAATGAAAAACTAGTTAAAGTATTTTGGGAAAACGGTAAAAATGATAGGGATTATTGGTATAGAAGGTGCTTAAAAGATTCTACCATAGACTCATTTAGACTTGGTAAATACGATGGATTTTGGACTTTGCCCATTTACATGGATGGAGAGTTTAAGAATTTTCAGTGTAGGACTGATGTTCCTGAGAAAATAATCAGACCTTGGTATAGGGGAGGAGGAACATTATTATTTAATTCTAATATTTTACAACTTGTTGATTATGTGTTCATTACTGAGGGGCCAGTAGATTGTATTTTGATGAATCAGTGTGGGTTTCCATGCATTTCTACAACTGGCGGAAGCGAAGGATTTCAAGAGAAATTTTTTCCATATTTTATTAGACAAAAATTAATTTATTATCTTCCAGATAATGATTACGCAGGATATTCGGGAGCCAAAAAAGTATGCAAAATTCTTGGGGAGCATAGAGTAAAAATAATTGCTTTTCAGGACGAAAAACCAAAGTTCGGATTTAAGAATTTTATTTTAGACGGCCATACCATTTCTGAATTTAAAACTAAAATAGACAACTCTAAATATTTATTTGAAATAAAAAAGGATCTGTTTAATGGAAGAAAATAGCACTAATGGCAAAGGTTTTAAATTTAATTTTTGTCCCGAATGTGGATCACATAGACTAGTTTATGACCACCTTAGACTAGATAAGGGCAGACATAGGTTTTGCAGGCATTGCGGTAAAAGATGGATAGTTATTTACGATACCTTTAATGACTTTAATGATGAAGTACAAAAAACAAACAAATGTGGATTGTATCTGAGTACTAAAGGTTCTTTTAATAGTAATCCATTCCCTGTTCCAGAGAAAGGATAAATAATGGAAACAACAACTATTGGTAATTCATTTATTGGTGATGGGTATTGCCCAAAGTGTCATAAACCATATGTATATATAGGTGATTGCTTTCAACCCGATTTTATTTGTCAGTGTAACACTAAAAAAAAGGTAAAATATTCTCTACTTGAGTGGAAATCCGACCCAATTCAAGAACGAATTGCTATTGCTCTAGAGAAAATTATTGAATTACTAGAAAAAGAAATCCATATTTAGGATCTATATTACAGAGGAAATAATGGAAATAAACATAATTATTAGAACACTAGTCTTGCTTTGCGGTTTATACCTTTTGTTTGGTATTTGGACCTTAGATTATCTACTAAAGACTCGTTTTCTGCGCCCACTTACACAGAAAGAGATGCTATTTGTTGTCTTGGGTTGGCCGTTATGGCTATAATACTTTGGGAGAAAATTGTTGTCTTTCTAGAAAGAGGCATAAAATAATGGAAACATATATTAACAAAGAATTATTTACAATTTCAACGGGTGGCAATGTTGGAATTGGGATGCGTAGTGAAGAGATTAACGCAGGACAGGCAGGAAAGTGGACATGCATCAAAGTAAAAGATAGATTCGGTTACATATCGCGTTTACATATTATTATAGAAGAAAATAAGGTGCTGGTACGATATCCAAAGTATGCAACACGAAGCACTACGGCATCTAACCTTCTCGAATCATTATTGCATTATTTGAGGTGGCTTGGGGAAGAATTCGCAGCAAACACAATACAATTTTCTAGCGAGGGTGGCGACCTTGTTACCGAATTGAAATCACTCGAACTTGTTGGATATACTGAAGAAGTATACCTATTAAAAGATTGTACCTTCCTGATAGTTGAAAATAAATGTGTTTCTCCATCTGCCTTACTACATGTAAGTAATCTTGAGGATAAATAATGTCTAGAGATGTTCCATTTGATCCAGAAGCAGTCTGTGACGGATGTGGTAGAAGAGGAAGCTTTGACTTCATGGGAGACTTTTTTTGTCAAGATTGTATTTCAGCAGATGCAATAGATGAATGTATCTGTGAATCTTTAGATATTCCAGAAGGATTTATAGAGCCCAACCCAAACTGCCCTATTCATGGAAAGGAAAAAGAATGCCAAAAATTATAGGCATTGATTTAGACGGCGTTTTATATCGTTGGCATTTGGCAGTATATTCATATCTTAAAGAACAAGGTAGGAAGTTGCCAGAATATTCTGAATTTTGGGCACAGTTTGATAAAATACTTCCTGAAAAAGAAATAGATTTTTTACTTGAACTTCCCTTACTCTATGAGAAAATGTTTCCCGAAAAAGGGTTAGTTGAATATCTATGGAAGTTATCAAATCTTGGACACACCATTTATTACATTACTGCTAGACATAAGGAAGTGGAAACCACCACAGAGCTATATTTGGAAAGATATTATTTTCCTCAAGTTAGAAATCTTATTTTCTCTAAGGACAAAGATAAATATGTAAGGCTTTTAGAAATAGACATATTTGTAGAAGATCAATATAAATATGCAGAAAAACTAAGAAATCTTTGCAAAGTAATTCTTCGTAGGCAACCTTGGAATGAAATGTACGAAGATGAGTTTGAATTTATAGATAAAATACAGGAATTGGATAAATATTTATGACACATTTTAATAGAGACAAAGCAAGAAAACAATGCCAAAAACAATTCAACGAGCTTGGAATTTATGGAGGCACACAGATATCAAGATTAATTGGCTTTGGAGATGATCCTTGGGATTGCTATTATCTTTTAAGATATCCGCCCAAAAGGTGGGGGGAATCCTGTAAGGATATTTACTCTTCGATGGTTGGGGGATGGTGCAGCATTAAGAAGATAAACAAGAAAGATTATGCCTATATCGAAATAAATTGTGGAATTCCAAAAGCAGATAAGTATATAGAAAAAGTATGGGACAGTTTATAGATGATATGTTTTCATTGTAATGAAGAAATAGAAGATTCACAAGAACGGACTATGTTGGGCCTCGATGTTCCGTATGTGAATCTTTTCTTTCATAAAAACTGCTTCAATTTATATGTAAAATCGGATATTAATCTATATTTAGCCCAAAAATCCGAAATAGAGTATAATAGATATATTGAATGTAAAATAAAGAAAGTAAGGAAGAGTAAATAATGGGCAATAAAAGAATGGTACTTCCGTCAAAAATTAAAATGCGTAACTTAGTTCAATATAGAAATCTTACTGATGAAGAGTTTGATGATAAATATGGTAAGATAGTACTAAACGTTTCTCCTTCTATGGAGTTTGAAAAAAGAATTATCAAGAAGTTATCTGAGTTTGAAAAAGACTATGATCTAAATGATTTGAAAATCAATGATATGGATACATTAAGAGCTTTAGTTCAGGCTCAGATTTCTCTTGAAGATTATGAACAAGTTCTGTATAAAGAGAGGTCTAAAGAAGTTTCTCTAGATAATATAGTAATGATTGATAAGATTCAAAAGGTAATGTCGGACTTACGTTCCGATATTTCTTCTTTTCAGAATGACCTAAAGATTACAAGAAAATTTAGGAAGTCCGATCAAGAAACGTCAGTTATTAGTTTTATAGAGTCTTTGAAAGCTAAGGCTAAGAAATTTCAAGAGAGTAGAAACATGTGGATATTCTGTAGCGAGTGTCACATGTTAATTTCCACTGTTTGGGCCCTGTATCCATCAGAATCTAAAAATAAACTAAGATTTGTATGTAATAGACCCACAGAAACCGGAGTTTGCGGACATGTTGAAACGGTTACTACTAAGGAACTATTTGAAAACGGGGGATCCAATCATCCCGAACTTATGGCAGAGGGACTTAAATGAGCGGATATCCAGAAACTACAGATTTAATTGGGAGACGATTTGGTAGACTCGTTGTTAAGAAGTTTATGGGAACAAAAAATGGTAGAGGTTTTTGGTCAGTTGTTTGTGATTGTGGTACAGAGAAAACCGTATCAAGATCGACCTTAATAAGTGGTCATACCTTAAGTTGTGGTTGTTTCATGCTAGAAAGGGCTAAAGAATGTAATTCTTTACCAAATGGGGTTGCCCATATAAATGGTTTATTTAAAACATATGCTGATTCTGCAAAAAATAGGTGTTTAAGTTTTGAATTAACAAAAGAAGAGTTTGTTTCCTTAATAAGCAAAAGTTGCTTTTATTGCAATGAACCTCCCAGCGAACGATGGCACGAAGCCAGAGGAAATGGCCATATGTTATCTAATGGTTTAGATAGAATAGATTCTTCTAAGGGATATACTACGAATAATGTAGTTCCTTGTTGCAAAAAATGTAATTATGCCAAAAAGCAAATGTCTGTAGAAGAATTTAAATCTTGGATTACAGCTGTGTATGTTAATTTTGTTATGGCGGAGGGCCTAAAATGAAAACTGCTGTGATAACAGGAATTACAGGTCAAGATTCTTCCTATATGGCGGAGTTACTTTTAGGCAAAAACTATAAAGTAATTGGGGTGGTTCGCAGATCTAGTACAATAAATACTATTAATATTAATAGTATTTTAAATGATATAGAACTTGTATACGGAGATCTATCCGATTCAAGTTCTATTTCTGGTATTATAGAAAAGTATAAACCAGATGAATTTTATAATCTTGGTGCTATGAGTTTCGTACCCACATCTTGGAAGGCCCCAGAATATACTGCCGATATTGATGGCATTGGCCCACTTCGCTGCTTGGAAGCCATCAAAAGGATTAAACCAGACACTAGGTTCTATCAAGCAACTAGTTCAGAGTGTTTTGGTAAGGTTCAAGAAACCCCCCAAACGGAAAAAACCCCTTTTTATCCAAAAAGTCCCTATAGTGTCTCAAAACTTTTTGGACATTGGATTACTGTAAATTATAGAGAATCTTATGACTTGTTTGGTGTATCTGGAATTTTATTTAATCATACATCCCCAAGACGAAGTATAGAATTTGTAACTAGAAAGATTTCCAACGGGGTTGCTAGAATTAAGTGGGGTTTAGATAAAGACATTCATTTAGGAAATATAGATTCTAAACGAGATATTGGTTTTGCTAAGGAATATGTTAATGCCATTTGGTTAATGTTACAGAAGGATAAACCAGACACCTACTGTATTGGTTCAGAAGAAACACACCCAATTAGAGAAATTTGTGATATAGCATTTAGTTATGTGGGATTAAATTATACTGATTATGTGGTTATTGATCCTAAGTTTTATAGGCCCACAGAAACGGACACTCTGTTATCTGATTGTACCAAGGCCCATAAAATCTTGGGTTGGTATCCAGAAACAACTTTTAAACAGTTGGTTGAAATGATGGTAGAAAACGATCTTAAGTTAGTGAAGGACGAACTATGACAACATGTAGAATTTGTAATGGGAATTTAAAAACGGTTATGGATTTAGGAACTTTTTATCTTTCTGATTTTCTTTCAGATGGAGAAGATGCTGTACAGGATACTCTTGCACTGGCAGAATGTGAATCTTGTGGATTAGTTCAGTTACGAGATACCCCAGATTTAGATTTTATGTACAAAGATCATTACTGGTATCGTTCTGGACTTAATAATTCAATGCTAAAAGATTTAAAAGATATTGTAGAAAATATTGAAAGAAGAATTGAATTAGAAGATGGGCATACTGTTGTAGATCTTGGTGCAAACGACGGATCTATGCTAGGAATGTACTCCAATAAGAATATTACTAGGGTTGGGTTCGATCCTGCACCTAACCTACAAGAAAGAGCAGAGAAAAAATGTAGTTATTTTATAAATGATTTTTTCTCCGCTGATTTATATCCTATGGGAGTTAAAAGAGCAAAAGTAGTTACAACCATTGCTATGTTTTATGACATTTCAAATATTAATAAGTTTGTAGAAGACGTAAAATTTATTCTTGATAAAGATGGAATATGGGTAATTCAATTAATGGATTTATATTCCATGCTAAAAGTAAATGGGGTAGATGACATTAATTCAGAACACTTAGAATACTATAAACTTAGTGATTTATATAAACTAATGTCAAAACACAGTCTTCATCTTTTTGATGCAGAATATAATAAAGTAAATGGTGGTTCTTTAAGAGTATATATTTCATATCCAGGAAATTTTGAAGAAACAAAAAGACTAAAAGATGCTATAAAAGATGAGTATTTTGCTTTTGAAACAGGAGCAGTTTCTATAGAAAAACTAAAAGAAAATACTGCCGAATTTAAAAAGAAAATTCAAGCTTTTCTAATTCAATATGATTTAAATGATGTCTATGCTTTGGCTGCTTCAACGAAAGCCAATACCGCCCTTCAAGTATTTGGGTTAGATAATACTTGGATTAAAGCTATTGGTGAAGTAAACGAAGATAAGTTTGGAAAACGAACCTCAGGGACTAATATTCCAATTATTCCCGAAAAAGAAGTTTTTGAGGCAAACCCCAAAGTAATTATAGTATTAGCATGGCATTTTACTGAAACCTTTGATAGAATTCTAAAACCTTTCTTGGAAAGTGGCGGCTTGGCATTATACATGTTACCCACTCCCCACGTCAAAACAAAAAATGGTGGGTTTAATCTATGAGTATAAAGGACAAAACCGTTGCTACTCTAATAGATGAGTTAATTACTTGCAGTCACCGATGTTGGGATTCCCAAAATAATCTTATGAATATGTCCCTATCAGAAAAGGATAGACTAACTGCTGCTATTACGGCACAACAAACTAATGCTAGACGTACAGAATTAATTAAAGCAATAGATGAATTACTGGGTTTTGGACAATTTACTAATGTAACTAAAACATATTATAAAGAAGATAAAAAATAAATGATACGAGGTCTTTTTATAAATCCATCCAAAACAAATTGTAGCATTTATGAATCAGGAGCAATGATAAGCAGAATTCTTACAGACTCTAGAGCATATGATTTGGATATTATTAATATATCAAGGGAAGACGTACTTAATGAAAATTATGGCATTCCAAACGGATACGACTTTTATTTAATTAACTGGCATAGTTGGGCATTACCAATAAAGGAAGATCGTATAAAAAAACTAGTGGGGAAAAAATTGTGTATAGTATTAGAAGTTAGTGCTGAGGAGATGTTTCCAAAACTATATACACAACCAACTTGGTTTGATGCCTGTATGGTAATAGATCCAACAAAGCAAAGAGAAAAAAATGGCTATCCATTTCCCAGACCGATATTATTTGTAGAAAATTTAAGACCATTATTAAGTGATAAGATTCCTGTACTAGGAAGTTTTGGACTATTAACGGCTGGAAAGCGTTTTGAGGAGATTATTACAAACGCTAATAAGATGGATAATTGCATAGTAAGAATTAATGTTCCTCCAGCTTTTTGGGCATGGGATTCCCCAGGATGTAAACGTCTAGTAGATTTTGCAAATGGACTAAGAAGGTTAGCTAAAGGAACAATAGACCTAAGAATAACCGATAATTATATGACACAGGAAGAATTAATACGGTGGTGTTCAGAAAACACAATAAATATCTTCCCTTATTACAGAAAGCAGCCTGGGCTATCTGCTGTAACAGACCAAGCAATTTCGTCTGGAAGGGGAATAGCAGTAACAAATTGTGATACTTTTAGACATATACATAAATATATATCATATTATCCAAAACAATCCTATTTACAATTAGCCGAATCTTCTTTGGCAGGAGTAAAGAAGATGCAAGAGGACTGGAGCACAGGAAATTTTTTGTTGGCTTTTGAAAATATGTTGCGAGAAGAGAAGGTATTATGAGAGTACTAATTATTAATCATACTCATGTAGAGTGCGGAGTATTTCAGTTTGGAAAAAGAGTTTATGATTTAGCATCGAGATCGACCAATGTAGATTACTATTACAAAATTATAGGCTCTCATGATGAATATGTAAATGTGGTAAATAAGATAAAACCAGATGTAATAATTTATAATTACCATTGGGATAGAATGCCTTGGCTAACCGAAAAAGACATCAAATCATACAAAGAAATAAAACACCTATTCTGCTTTCATGATGGATCTTTAATAGGGTCTTATGATAAGTATCTATTTTTTGGTTCCTATGACTCGGAAGAAAATTCCGTTCCAAAGGAAAAAAGAATATTGCTACCAAGACCATTGTTTGAATATGCTGGTTTGCATCCTAAAAATGATACTATAACTTTCGGAAGTTTTGGTTTTTGTTCTGCCTATAAAGGATTTCCCCAACTTGTAAAGCTAATTAATGAATCTTTTAATCATGCGGTAATAAATCTGCACATAACAATTCCTTGGTTTGGTGAAATTCCCGGATACAAATTATATCCAATAGTAGATGCATGTAGGAAAAATAATACCAAGAAGGATATAAAACTAAATATAACAAGTAATTTTTTGGACGATAACGGTTTGCTAACCTTCTTAGCCGGAAACGACATAAACATCTTAAATTACGAGGAAACAAAGAACAGCGGTCTTTCCAGTGCACCTGATTATCTTTTATCAGTAAAGAGGCCCATAGCTGTTCGTAATGTTTCTTTGCTAAGACACGTCATAAATGATGACAACTCATTGGAAAAAAACACATTATCAGAAATTCTTCAAAAAGGAATTACCCCACTAGAACCATATTATAACAAATGGTCTATAGAAAAATATATTTCAGATTTAGATAAAGCAATGATGGAACTAATATGAAAACAGTTTTAATATTGAATCATAAAAAACAAGCCTGTGGGGTTTATCAGTCGGGGAAAAGAATTTACGAACTTCTAGAAGACTCAACAAAAATAAATTTTATCTACAGAGAGGTAGAATCTTATCAAGAGTTTGTATCCAGAATGAAAATTATTTCCCCAGATGCTGTTTTATATAATTGGCATCAAGGAACCATGAATTGGTTAACAAAAAAAATGGTTGAAAATACGGGGGCCAAAAGCTATTTTTATTTTCATACTACAGTATTAGATCCTAAAATTGGAGCATACTTATTTTTTGGTGATTATGCTTTAGATAGGAACATCTTACCCCTCGATAGGCAGATTCTAGTTCCAAGACCTATACTAAAATATAGGGGAACTTATCCAAAAAACAATATCCCGACCATCGGAAGTTTTGGTCTGGCCTTTTTCCAAAAAGGTTTCCATACCCTTACAAAACTAGTGAATGCTACTTTTGAGCGGGCGGTATTAAATCTTCATATGCCGCAGTCTTATTTTTCTGATCCGACAGGTACTGAAACAAAACGTGTTGCAGATGAATGTAGAAGATTAAATACAAACAGAGGAATACAATTAAATATCACGCAAAACTTTAAAAATGATGCTGAACTTCTAACCTTTTTAGCTGGAAATGATATAAATGTGTTCATGCACACTGAAAATGGAGAGGGTTTATCCGGCATTGGGGACTATGCCCTAGCCGTAAAAAGACCAATTGCCATAACAAACTGCACTATGTTTAGACATTTTATGAAGGATGAAATACGTTTAGATAAACACCCTATTCCAGAAATTCTTTCTTTTGGAACAAAACCGTTAGACGAGTTTTATGAAAAATGGTCAGAAAATAATTTTAAAGCTGAAATGGAAGGTGTATTTAATGAAGAATAGAATTTTGTTGCCTGTAAATAAAGGAGAATTTTCTTCCATAATTGACGATATGTATAAAACATTGCCTGATATGATGAAAAGAAAAATTCCCGAATCGGAAATACAAGCTGCTTTTGCAATCGATTATATAACAAATAGATACCACAGTGGGGAGTTATTGTGCGTAGGCTCTTATGAGGATGTTACATATGAATATTTAAAGGCAAAAGGAGTTTCCGTAGTGGGGATTGATCCACAAATAAACGTGGATCTACATACATATAGAAAATCAACGGATAAAAAATTCGACATGGTTTTTTCCGTTTCTGTAATAGAACATGTAGAAAACGATGAAGAATTTATAGAAGACATTAGTAATCTTTTGTGTAAGAATGGTACTGGAATATTGACAACCGATTTCTTAGAAAATTGGTTTCCATCAGAGCAACAAGCATTAAAAATTCCGAATCTGAGTAAATCAACGACAAAGGAAAGACTATATTGGGTAAAAAAATTGAACGAATCTAAAAAGGAAAGAAAACCCTTTTCGCCAAAGCCCAAAGAAGATTATAGACTATACACATCTAAAGACTACAAACGACTTTCCAATGTTCTTGAAAAAAACGGCTGTTTTTTTGTTGATGAGTTTATAGCAAATGTAGAGCCCTATTTTACTTATGATTTATGTAAATATAGTTTCTCCACAATGGTATTTAGAAAAATTTCATGAAAAAAATCCTAATTTTGAATAATAAAGAAAAGCCCTGTGGAATTCAACAGTATGGTGAAAGAATAATAAACTCGCTAAAAAATTCAAAACAATTTTTTTATTTCTATAGAGAAATAGAAACGGAAGAACAGGCAATAAATGAGATTCTTTATATAAATCCAAGTATAGTTTTATATAATTATAGTCCTGGTACAATGCCCTTTATAACAAAAGTTTTGCCAAGAAAATTTAAAGATGTAAAACATACGGCACTAATCCATGAAGGATATTCATACCTCAATAATTTTGTAGAATTTACAAACATCATTTACTTACAGGATGCTATGGAAATTGCACCAGAGTTTCAAAGTAGTGTGTTTAGCACTCCTGTTCGTTATCTACTTTCATATACAGGAGAATATCAAGAAAATATAGTGCCAAAAATAGGAAGTTTTGGTTTTGGATTTCCAAGAAAAAATTTTGATTTTATTGTGGAAAAAGTTAACAATGAGTTTGATGTTGCCAACATAGAGTTTTATATATCAAACTCTTTTCATAGTGATCCAAACGGGGATTTAGCAAACAAAACTATAGAAGACTGCTACAAAAAAATTACTAAGCCAGATATTAAATTATTTATAAATAGAAATTTTGTATCAGACGACGAGCTTTTAACTTTCTTATCCAGTAATGACATAAATTGTTTCTTTTATGGTGCAGAAAAAACTGACGGAATTGCAGGTTCTACCGATCTAGCATTATCTGTAAAAAGACCAATTGCTGTAACGAAAGTTCCAATGTTTTCACACCTTCATTCTTTAGTACCAGAAATTTGTATTGAAAATTCATCTATCAAAGAAATAATTAAAAGGGGGATTGGGCCACTACAACCCATTTATAATGCTTTTTCTGAAGATAATTTTATTAAGGTTTTTGATGATATTTGTGAAAGAATTTTGAACAATGCATGATAAAGTACTTTTTCATAATCCTTGGGGAGCCGGAGATCTTTTTGAAAGCAGGGGGTTTGTTAAAGAGTGTATAAGAATCATTCCGGCGAAGGAATATTTTTATGCCCATAGGCAGCATCCTAGAACTTTCGCTGATATAAGCATATTACAGTATCTGCCTTTTGATAAGTTATCTATAGACAGTAATATACTAAAAATTAATACTTGGATCGGTCAAAATGGATTAAAATATGGGTGTACAGTAGAATCCAATTATCAAATGTATAATGATATCTTAGGAAATCTGGGTAAACTATCAGGAACTCCTTTAGACTATCTACCAACAATAGATTATACAAAGTTTCAAATCCAGAATATTGATATATTTTTACAACAACACACAGAAGACAAGATTCTTATTTGTAATGGAGATGTTTTGTCTGGACAAGCCAAAAACTTTGATTTTGGGCATTCTATCTACCTTCTTGCACAAAAATACCCCACGAAACTATTTATACTAACTAGAAAAATTCCTATACAGCATCCAAGAATAATATACACGGATGATATTACTAGAACAACAGATGGATTTGATATAAATGAAATCTCCTATTTGAGTACTTTTTGCAGAATTTTGGTCGGAAGATATTCTGGTCCACACACATGTTCTCAAGTAAAACAAAATTGGTTTGATGAGACAAAAAGACTAGTGACATTTACTTATAGAAAGCTGGGATGTTCTTTCACTAGTGACCCAAAAACAAAAATGAAACAGTTTTGGTCTCCTGCCATTGATAATAAGGGAATTTGTGAAACTATTATAAGGGCGATAGAAAGTTAATAATATGAAAATTTATGAACATAGTAACCCAGATTTTGGTAAAGCCTTTAAAAGAATAAGCAAAGCATTTAAAACACACTTTCCTAATGTTGAGTGGGTTAGTAGTAATGCAGATGTTGAAATAGTTCAGGTTGTTGGAAAAGCAGAGTACGACTATTTAGTAAATAAGAACTCTTTGTCTAATGTAGTTATCCAGCAACAGTGCTTATTTACTACCGGAATTTCTCTAGAAAAATGGGTAGAGTTATGGAAGCAGTGTAAATTAATAATTTCTTTTCATGATTGTAAAGCATATACCGAGGAAAAAATTAATTTTCTTATGTCTCCATTAGGAGCAGAGCCAGACCTTTTTCCTATAGGAGCACAACCAAGATTCTATACCATTTTTTCTACGGGACATGTAGCAGAAACAGAGTGTTTAGATAAAATCTTCGATGCTTGTGTTTGCACAAACAGAAAAATGATTCATACCGGAGAGAATTTCAAATGGGATAATAACCATTATCAGTTTCTTGGTTATATGGAAGACCCTTGGTTTGCTAGTCTATTACAAAAAGTAAAATACGTTTCCGGCCTAAGAAGAACAGAGGGTTTTGAGATGCATTGCATAGAGGGAGCAATGACTGGGGCAGTACCCATAATTCCTTTTATTCAAACATATGGTTATTATAAAGATTTCGGTATATACATTGATATGGATAAGGATATAACACAACAACTTATTGATATTCTCTTATCTGATTACAAACCATTGTCTTTAGAGCAGATAAATTATGTAAGAGATAGATTTTCTTGGAAAAGAATCTGTAATGATATTTATAATAGGATAATTCATGATTGAGGAGCGATGCACTAGAGACGATTTGGAAGTTTATGAAATCTTCCGTAATCCTTGCCTACTCGGAGAGTTTTTATCTAACTTAGATAGAACAGAACATGAGGAAGAATTCATTCTAACTAGCTACCAAAAAGAGTATCTTTGCGACTTTAATTCTTATGTCTCTTTAATGGCATCTAGAGCCACAGGAAAAACAGTATCTTTAACTATAAACATTATTTGGGCACTACTTTTCAACATCTTTCCAGATAACTATGTTGTGTATACAGTTCCAAGTAAGGTACATCTAGAGCCTGTTTTTGCTAATCTTACCAGAATGTTTAGATCTAATTCTCTATTACAAAACTATATAGAAAGAAATGGTGGAATTAATGGATCTGAATTTTCTATTTCTCTAAAGAATCAGTCCAAACTAATCTGTCGTATTGCTGGTATGAGTGGTACAGGGGCAAATGTAATTGGTTTACACACCCCCTATGTTATACTGGACGAGGCTGGTTACTACCCTTTTGCTACTTTTCTGGAGTTACAACCAATTGTTAATACTTGGCAAAATGGTTATAAATTAGTTTGTTCTGGTGTTCCTACAGGATTACGAGAAAAGAACGTTCTTTGGCACACCGACCAAGAAAATACTAATTATACTAAACACAGAATATCCTCTTTTCAAAACCCTAGATTTACTGAAGAAGACAGACAGAGAGCTATTGAACAATATGGTGGAGAAGATTCAGATGACTATGTTCATCTTTGGCTAGGCCAGCATGGGAAACCAGTATTCTCTCTATTTGATAGAAATGCGTTTGATATTCAATCTTATCCAGTATACAAATTTGAGTTTGATGGAGTTAGGGAGGGGGATAATCTAATAAATATTCTTAGTGGTATATCTATTCTCCCCGCACTTCCTGATAAGATAAAACAATGCATTATGGGAATTGACCTTGGATACACCGAGCCATCTTGTGTGTTCGTAATGTATGAAGACCCAAGTAATGGTACTATTAAATTTCATGCTAAGGTCAAACTTACAAAAGTTACCTATCCAATACAAGAAAAAATTATAGATTTACTAGACACTAAGTATAATCCTTATATTATAGGAATTGATAGAGGAAGTGCTGGTGTTTCAGTTATTCAAAACCTATTGGAACACAGAGATTATGTTCATAAGGATTACAAGAAAAAAATAGTTCCCATAGATTTTTCTTCATCCATTTCTTTAGGAATTGACTCTGATGGGAAAGAAATAAAACAAAAAACAAAACCATTTGCTGTAACAGTATTACAAGAATATACTAATAATAGAAAGATTATTTATTCCTATACCGATACAGAAATGATAACAGAACTAGAAAGAATGACTTATTCTAAAACTCCTACAGGAGAAATTGTATACAAAACTCTTACACAAAGAGGTGGAAAAAGAGGGGAAGATCACTTTACTTCTGCCTTACTTTGTGCTATGACTAGCTACTATATGGTCAATGACTATAATCTTTTTGCTGTAGAAAAAAAGAAACTAATGATGGCGAGCTGGTGGTGAAAATAAATGACAAAATTACAAAATGCAACCGCGTCTATTGTATCCTTAGACCCAAGTGATGTTACCAAAAATCCTTGGAGATATACTTGGGAAAAAAATAAAGATACAAAAGGACCTCAGCAAGACTTTTTATCTATGGTAAAAAGATGTAGATTTTATTATGAACGAGATCCTCTAACATCTACTACCATAAATAAACTTATTGATATTGGAATTAATACCCTAAAGTTTCATAAAAATGGTTTATCTGATAACGAATTTAAGGTTTTTGAGGGAATGAAAAATAAACTTTTAGGATTCGCAGAAGACATGGCATTAGAATATCTTATCTCAGGATTAGTAGTTCCCGAAGTAGAATACGGTTCTATTCCAAAGGACGAATTAAAATCTTTGGGTATAAAGAAATATGATAGACTTACTATGCCTAAAACTATGTGGATACGAGATCCAGCATCTATTGAAATAAAAGCATCCCCACTTCCCGATAAACCGTCTTATTTTGTTACAGTTCCAGATGAGATGTTATATTTTATTAGGAATTCTGGAACATATCCAGATGGTACAGAAGACCAGCAACTCTATGCGTCTTTTAGTACTTATTATCCAGACTTTGTTGAGAAAATTAAAGCAGGTCAGAATAGGGTTCTACTTGAAAATGCTTTTATTATTAGACGCAGAGTTACTACTAAATCTGCTTATCCCACTCCTTATCTTTCTTCCGCAGTAGATATTCTAGAGCATAAACGTAATCTACGAAGAACAGATTATTCTGTTGCTAATAAAGTTCTAAGTGCTATTCTACAAATTAAAGTTGGTAGTGATTTATTCCCAATGACTGCTAGTGAAGAAGATACACAGTTTATGGATGGACTAAAGAACCAGTTACTGTGGAGAAATCGTGGAAATAACGATGTAGAGAACATATTCCAGCTATTTACGTCACATGTGGTAGAATTAAAGTGGATATTCCCTGACATATCTATACTTCTTAATGATGCGAAATATCAAGAGATTAATCAAGAAATTCTATTTGCTTTAGGATTTCCAAGGATTCTTATTGCTGGTGAAACAGAGAGAAGTGGTGCAGGAGACCAAGAATTTGCTTCTCTAGCACCCATAAAGACTATGGATAACTTTAGAAATAAAATTCTAACGGTTATTAAAGAAATAGTTTATCAGGTATCAAAAAGAAATAATTTTACTTCTGTTCCAGAAGTGGAATTTGAACCAATTAATTTTCATAAATTTGATGTTTATATTGCTGCTCTATCTAAACTATTTGACAGTGGTGGATTAAGCAGAGATTCTTTGGCGGATGTTCTTGGATATAACTTCAATGATGAAGTTGAGAAAAGAGCTTCTGAACAGGAAAAAGTTGAGGCATTCAATGTGCCTGCTTTTGGTGAGAATCCGAATAGCAGACCACCCACATCTGCTGATACTACAAAAACCGATGTTGTAAAACCTAAAACCCCCGCTTCAACTAAGAAGGTAATAAATAATGGAAAATAAAGCTACTTTTAGTGCTAATTTAGAAGATATGGTACAATCATTAGATGGTACAAGTGATGGAGATGCTTTTGCTTCTTTAGCACAAAACCCTAGTGTAAACTACATTAGGTTTACCCTAACTGATGATAAACCAAATGGAAACAAAAAGAGGATTCCTCAAGAAGAGTTTTCTAATGTCATCAATAGTGGTATCTTTATGCCAGTCAAAAAGGCAGTTGGTAAAACCGAAAAGGGGCATAAAGATTCTTCCCCATTGGGTGTAATCACCCACCTTAAACAAGTTGAGGATAAAATCAAGGGCATCGCTACTCTATGGAGTAAAGAAAGGCCCGAAGATGTGAAACAAATCAAGGAAGAGTTAAAATCTGGAAAGACTGTAAATCTTTCTTGGGAACTAACATATGATACAGAAGCATCAGAACAAGCAGACGGAATTACTACTTTAAGAAATGTATTTCTAACTGCTGCAACTATTGTAGGACTACCTGCTTATAAAGGTAGAACAGCAATTGAGGCTTTTGCTTCTGATGAAGAAAAAGAAAGGAATGAGGAAATGGCTGAAGAAGATGAAAAGAATGAAAAGGCTTTGGAGAAATTACAAAAACAG